AGGTACTTGCCATTTATACCACCTTATTTGTCCATGTTTCCGACGACGTTCCTGCGTTTATCTGAGTCCAGGTATCGCCAGTGTGTGTGACTTGTGTCCAGTTTTCTGGTGTGCTACCCGCGTCAATTTGCTCCCAGAGTATATCACCATTTGCTGTTATCACAAATACACTGTTGATTTCTATCGGTCCTTCGCCTGCTCCAGGGTAAATTATGATAAGTCCGCCTAGAGTCGATAGGTTAAATTGTGAATCCATATCGACTGTAGCAAGAGTCAACAAACCTCCTAATGGGTCTACCTCAAACTCAAAATCTTGTGTGCTTATAAGATCTAACAACACATTAGATGCTGTGGTCTGTGTGAAGTTTGCGTCTAACTGAGCAACACCCGCAGCTATCAAGGTTTGTGTAGTAGTCTGTGTGAAGTTTGCATCTATTGCCGCAACCCCAGAAGCATTAAAGTTTGCAGCCGTGGTTTGATCAAACTGAGCATCTAGTGAAGCAGAGGTTATAGCAAAACGAACACCATTTGTAGTTTGAGTAAAGTCTGAAGATATATCTATTTCAGCAACAAGCGTTCCTGAAGCTGCTGCAAGCTTAGAGAAAAAAGCATTTACATCCATACTACCGCTGAATATGGCGGATAAGTCCGTTGACTGTGTGAAGTTTGCGTCGAGCGTTTGACTTCCAAAAAGAACAATGCCGTCAGTAGCTATACTGTTTTCAGCTATTGCGTGAGAACCAAACATTATCCTGCAATCTCCATGACTGTAATTGACGACACACCTCTTGCCCCATAGTCGTTATCACTGTCATTCTTTGTCCTATTTAAATAAAATGTTCCGTTATAAGTAGAACCTAAAGTGCCTTGTATCTTGTAAGTCGTAGCTGATGTTGTCGCAGGAGAATCTAAAAACATTCCACTAAGTTCTCCCATTTCAAAATTATATGGGGTTGCCTGTGACCGAAGCACGCTAGTTGACCCAAACCTATTTCCAGAACTATTTCCCACCGAAATTGCAGTGCTACCCCTTACTAGTCGAATATGTGCTGTTGCAGTAGTACTTTGTGAAACATTACAAGAAAACATAACAAATATTTTGTTGCTTGATGAGGTTGGTGTTATGCTTACAGACATACCACTTATATCAACAAAATTGTCTGTATTTGATGAAGCAAAGCTAGTTACGTCAGTTTTAGTCGTACTAACTACCTGAAGAACAGAGCCAGCAGGCTGTTTAAGAGACGGAATTGTAGTGCTTGTGCCTAATAAATTAGCAAGATTACGGGCGTTACTCATAGCTTACTCCGGCTTATCAGGCCACACCACATCGTCAAGTGATGAGTATGTTTTGGTTATGTCGCGCAATGCCTGACGATAGGCTGTGCGTTCTGTGGACATAGTAAGGTCAGATGATGCCCACCAATCTGTTTCAGCGATACGGCGATTACGCTCTTCGCGTAACAAGTTTAATGGTTCAGCGTTATTTAAATTAGTTAGCTCTCTATCTACTAATGCCCAAGTGATACCCTTGTCTTGCCAAACCTTAGGGTCACTTGATAACATCGCAGAACCATTTTTATCTACGCCTGTTACAAGTCGAAAGGCTGCATCAAAAGATTGTGCGCTCGTAGGCTCACCGTACAGTACGAACTGGCAGTCTGGGTCTAGTGCTAAAATTGCTTCTGATACTGTTGCCATAATTTAACCTACAAACCTAAATGTTGCCCAATTATAGGGAACATGACTAGAATCAACCGTGCTTGAGTAAAAATTTTTAGTGTGTTCAGGCTTAAAATACAGTTCATCGTTTGCAGAGCATTCTATGGTAAAAGAAGCCCCCGCAATTGCACGGGCGTTAGTGTAAAATCGAGTTAGTTTTGCCTCAGTGCCGCCGCTATTTCTTACAGGGAATATTCCATAGGCATCACTGTTGTTTTCAGTTAAAGAAGCAAGTTCAACTTGGTATAACCCCGCCACAGGACAGGTAAATTTATAGGTAGAAGTGTTAAAATGATTGCCATTATTCACAACAGCGACAGAAAAATCTAATATGGCATTAGCTGCTTTTGATACATAGGAGTTTGAAGCGGCAAAAGTAACAAAAGCGTAGGGAATTACAGGTCTTGAAACCCTGCCACTGCTGTCAATCGACAGCGCGGTGTTCGAGTTCGTTGGGTCTTGGATTTCGGTGACTTTTAATATGCTAGTCATCTTGTTCTCTTATCCTATCAAATACCCAGAAAATATTGTATCAGCGGCTGCCGCAAAGTAATCAGCAGCTCCGCCAGAAGTCACAGTAAGCTCATCCCCTGCGGCAAGAGCATGTATTGCTGAAAAGGATATATTGCCATAACCTGTTGAAGATACTTCTTCAAAGTATCCTCTTTGGATTCTTGTGCCGTTTTTCTTAAGCTCAATATTTATGCTTTCATTTCCACTCGTATCATCACGAACAACTCCAAAATGCACTGCAATAAAATAGTTGCCGCTTACAGGAACAACATATTTATAGTTTGTTGTATCAAAAGCATTTCCCACATTTATTGTAGTATTGTCGTATGGAATAGGACTTGTGGTTTGATAATTGCCGTCATCAGCGTAAGCGTGAAAAGCTGGTGTTGCTGGTTTGAACACACGCCCACTGCTATCAATGGACAGCGCGGCTGTGCCGCTGGAGTTCTGGATGTTATCAACTTTGACTATGCTAGTCATCCGCCAATCTCCATAACAGTAAGTGTTGATACACCGCGAGCATCATAACCACCTGAATTATTTAAATCTCTATGGGTTCTATTAATATGGCATGAGTGACTTTGATCTGCTCTTGTAGCAAATTGAACTTTATAAGTAACAGTAGATGCAGTATTAGGTGAATCAAGATGTTGGGCTGAAAGAAATAACATTTGATAAGCACTTGAGCCTATAATATTAGAAGAAAAACTAAAGCTACTTGTACTTCTAGTAAATGAAGCCGATCCATCAGGAAGATGAATAGCTGTTCCGTTTCTTACAAATCTACAAAAATTAAAATACGAGTCGCTACTTGCTGCTATACAGCAAGACAAAAGAAATTTAGAGCTAGATGATTTTGGTGTTATGCTTATGCTCAGATTTGTAATATCTGTAAATGAACTACTAGTTGAAGTTTGAGTTCCAGTAAAATTTACAGATTGAATATTAATAATATGACCCGGAATTTCCACCCCGTTGTTTGTGGTCTTCTCATTTATTGTATCTACAAATAATGTTGACATGACTTAGCCTATTTAATCTTAGTTATTTGAACTTGAGTAAAAATAGAACCATCTAGCCCAGAAACTTGACTGTTGGTTGCTACCCCAAATCCATATTGAGAAAAAGTACTTTCAGTAAAATGTCTTACTTTATAAGTTGTATTTGATGTTGGGGTCACTACAGCATAACCTGTTGAAACAGAATGACCGTTATAAGTGCTAACCGCGTAAACACTTGCGCCACGCGAAACTACAGCAGAGTTTGTAACATCATAAAGCTGTGCTTGATTTCTATTAACTTTATATGCTGGACAACTATAAATAATACTGTAAGTTCCAGCACCTAAAATAAATTGATTAGATGATATTGTTACAATGTTGTCTGGGTCATGTAGTTTTGTGTTTAAATCTCTATCATTTACTGTGTTTGCCGTAGACGCCCCACCATCTGCATTATACGCTTTTTTGTCAGCTATAATAGCTACAGAATAACTATGCACATCTACCTTTGCAGCGGTTCCCGACGCAGTTTTTATCTGGTCTACATTTAGTATCGAAGCCATCTGCGCCTCACAGTATTGTTAGATTACCACTTACGGTAATTGTAGTTGATGAATCTATGGTCAGCGGACCAATAGCTAATGCGTTCTTGGTTGATGCTATTGTAGTATCTTCGTCTACTGTTTGTCCATTGGTTCGGAATACAGCCGTATCAACCGTGGTGTTTGTAGTCTGAAATTGTGTTGCTGTAATCTCAGCCGCAAATGTACCGCCGCTAGACTTGCTGACTGTATCAGTCACAGTAAAAGCACGGAAGGCGCGGATGACTAACTCATCGTTTACCGCTGCACCAGAACCAAGTGTGATCGTATCACCATTGCTGGCGGTAAAGTCTGAACTGTCAAGATGCACACCGTTTAGGTATACGTCCACATCGTTACCAGAGAAGGCCAGTATTGCACCGTTAGCATCTGCACCTGTAAACGCAGTCTGACTTGCTGTTGCTGTGTACTTGAACAACTGCATACCAAAGCTGGTAGGCTGATCTACAGCACGACCAAAGTAGCGAACCTGTATTACATCGCCATTAGCTGGCGCAGAAGAGAAGGTTAGTGTCGTGCCTTGCGCTGTATACGCCTTGCCTATCCCTGGCTCTTGAATGACGTTACCAATAACAACCATAATAGCTTCTCCACTGACAACGCTTTGCGCCAGCGTAAACGCAGTTGCGCTTCCAGTGCCTGTAAAGGTCTGAAAGCTGATGTCACCTACGTTTGGGTCAATACCTATATATGCCATTAGCCTGCAATCTCTTTAAGTATTATTATTTGGGAAGAGCCACCACTGCCAGTTCCCCAACCATGAAAAACAGAGTTTGAACCATTCATGCTCTTGAACCTAAGTCTATAAGTTGTTGCGCTAGTTGTAGACGGGCTGTCTAAAAAATTAATTACCATTGGTTGCCAACCACCAGTTTGTTGGTTTGCTTGAAAAATTTCACCTGTATTTAAATCTACACCAGAACCTCCACTTATGGTTCTGTTTAGGCCGTACAATCCTATGTCACCACTTGAAGAGGTGTAAGACTGAGTTGAAATTGTTACCAATATCTTGCTTGAAGTTGAAGAAGGTGTGATGGTTGCCACTAAACTTGTGTCGCTAAGAGATGTGTTAGCTGTACTCTCTTGGGTATTTGTCAAAACCTGTTGAACCACTTGCAACACAGAGCCAGCGGGTAAAGAGCTTGTTTGTATTTTGCTTAATGGCATTTCAAACTCCTATCCCATCTTTGTAATCTTGACTTGAGTATAAATACTATCCACGCCAGAGAGTGATGCGTTCACTCCCAGCCCGTTGCTGCTTTTTCCTGATTCTATATAATGAACAATCTTGTAGGTAGTGTTTGAAGTTATAACGACTCTGGCATAACCAAAACTAGAACCATATCCACCATTAGTGCCGTGTGAATATTCCATAGAGCCATATTGAACTGATGCACTATTTGTTACATCGTAGAGTTGAGCAATGTGCCTATCTCCAAAATAGGAGGGTGCAGAAAATTCTATAATATACGTTCCTGCACCTAATATAAATTGGTTAGATGATATTGTGACAATGTTATCAGGGTCGAATAGTTTAGTGTTTAAGTCCCTGTTGTTTCCGCCACTGCCCCATGATATTGATGTACCCCCGCTTGTACTGTTAGATTTTACATCAGCTATAACTGCCACAGAGATCGGGGTCTGAGCCGCCCCGCTTGCTAACTTATCAGATGTTACAGCATCATCAGCTATCTTCGCTGTAGTCACCGCACTAGCCGCCAGCTTCGCAGTTGTAATAGAAAGATCTGGTGCTTCCAGACGTGTAGTTACTTCTGCCTGACCACGGTAGATAACGTACACATTGCCTGTACCAGAAGGCGGAGCTTCATCAAACGTCAGGGTAGTTCCTGTGGCTGTGTATGATTTACCAGATCCAGGCTCCTGTTGCACGTTGCCAACAAATACTTCTAGCTCCTCACCAGTGTTCACGGCGCGGTTAAGTGTGAACGCGGTCGCCGAACCTGTGCCGTTGAAGGATTGGCTTGTCGTCTTTGTTAACTGTTTATTTGGTTGTGCGCCTATGTATGCCATTTCTTAGCCCACCAAATATCCGCTAAACTGACCATAGGCTTCAAAGTCCCAGCTTGTGTCACCCCCAACATACACTAGATTTGTGATTGCCACATTTGCGGCAAGTTCAAATATCCCTGAATATGTCATTGAGTGATGTGGACCTTCATTAGATTCAATAACATAAGCCTGAGCATTAGTTGCGACAGTGCCGTCAAAAGCTATGTTTGTAATTATGTAAATTCCTGAATTAGCGTGATCTATTCTCATGTTATAGTTAATGTGATATAGGCCAGCGACAGGCGTTGTATATGCGTAAGTGCTGGTATTAAAATTCCCGTCATTTATGATGGCGGTATTCCACGGACAGGTTATATACGCATTTTGTGTGGTTTGTGCGGCTGTCCCTGTTCTACCCGCAGACCATACTGGCCTAGCAGGAGTAAGAACATGCCCACTACTATCAATGGTTATAGCATCTGTGCCGTTGGTGTGTTGTATGGTCTGTACGCCTAGTTCTGATGCCATAACTTACCCCACCTTAAACATAGATACATATGTATCATTGTTAATACTGACATTGGAATCCCCAGAGTGTTGATAAAACCAAGCCAAAAACAATCCAGAAGTTAAATACAGCATTCCTGTTGCGGTAAACGCATCGTATGACGTATTACCACTGCCTTGAGTTAATGTTCTAGCATACGTAATTCCAGTGCTGGTTCCTGAAGAATCAGTTGATTCAAAATTCATATAATAATAAGAGCCAGCGAAACTATCCAGTCTGCCGTCAATACCATAGAAGTAATAACCAGTTGCAGGGATAGTTATTACACCAGTGCTAATGTTTAAAACAGTGCCTCCCGCACCATCAGTATTAAACCCTCCTGCACCGGGAACTGCATATTGACTAAACCTTGTTCCACCCGATGTAATAGTTTGAGTTGGGTTTATCTTAGCGCGAAAACCAACTGGACTACCTTGACTTAATCGACTGTTGCTATCGATAGTTAACGCAGACGCAGCAGAGGTCTTGCCATGTATTTCATCTACAAGAATACGACTAGACAACGGTTAGCACTCCATTAACAGTGATTGTAGCGGAGATGGTTATCGGCCCAAACGCCCCTGCGTTTTCTGTAGAGGCCACAGTCAGGTCGCTAGTAATGCTAGTAGCGTTTGTGCGAAACGGGTTAGTGGTGGTTGATGCTGCAATATCTACGTTAGAAACACCGCCGTCTTTTATCTGATTTGTATTAATCGTGCTAAGTGCCATTAGGTAATCTCCAATACAGACAGTGTAACATCTGCTGCTGACGCTTGACTTGCTGTTATTCTCAAAATGTCGGAAGCATTCATCACAATTTTTTGATCGCCGCCAACCGCCACTAATGACGAGCCAACAGGGACAATAGCTGACTTTACAATGTGTACATTGTCGCCATCGTTATTGATTAGCTGTACATTTACTGTGATTGAAACCGCCAATATGTTAGCTATGTTCAAGCCGATTATTGTTGTTTCAGTCGCGCTGGGGCAGGTGTAGACATCGGCGTTTCCAGTGCCTACCGCCGTATCTGTGAAAGTCTTAAACGCATTTGCCATGTCACTATCCTAACGCTATTGCGAACGCCAACGCATTCGGGTCTTGCTCTGTAAAGTTCTGCGCTACATTACTTGCATTATTAAATATCATCTTCTCTGCTGGCAACGTACAGAAGATGGTGCGGGTGCCTGATGTCCAACTAACAGCGGCATCAGAATTACTAGACTGCAAAATTGTGGTACGGGCCAAGGTTGTACCAGATGCAGTATAGGTGCCGATACCTATTTCAAAGTCAGTTCCGTCTGTACAGCAATAGTATGTAGTGTTTGTATTACCTATCTGGCTGAAAGCCTCAAAACCACCTACAGCACCAGCAAGCGTATAAGTGCCTGTGCCAGTGGTAGTTGTAGTTTCTTTTATGCGGTCTTTCAGAACAAGAGCCATTACTTCAATTCAATAGTTAAGTTGTTTGAGTTAATACGAAAAACATCACCTGTAGCGATTGTTTTTGAAGCATCTAACGCACCAATAAACAATATGTTTCCACCACTTGAGGCATCTGCAATAAAGGCATGTGTAACTACATTTGTTGTTCCTGTGGATGCCGGAAACTCAAAGTTGTTAGTGTTTTTTATTGTCTGCTGATCTGTGCTAGAACTTGCTAAAGTCCAATCTGCCGCAACAATTTGCTTTCTTGTATAACTACCAAAAGTGGCTTCAGTCAAAGAGCCAGCTTCTGCGTCAGAAACAGCGGTTGCTAGTCCAACATAAATGCTGTCTCCTGGTGAAGCAAAAGTTGTACCACTAATAGCGGCATTGTTTTTAAAAATAAAATTGAGCAGTCGATGCTCAAGATACGTGGTTGCTGCGTTACTCGTTGCCATTTGTTACTCCTAAGTCCTTGGCTGATCTGGTAAACCTCTACGATATGCGTCTGAGTTTTCTCTAGCTTCTGCTAAATCTTTAAGCCGCATTAACTCTTGCCCAAATCTTTGTTCATAAAGTTGCATCATATCCTGTTCACCCTTCATGTAAGTATACGCTTCCACGAGTGAACCGTAAAGCAAGGCGTTAGGAGCATTTTCTCCTAACCAAGATGTCGCAGAATCTGTTCCTGCAGTTATACTTGCTGGTCGATAATAGTAATGTAATTCGACGGTGTAATTGTCATCTGGGGTGGGGCCGACAATAAAATTATCTATATCAAAAATTCCGTAATATTTGGGAAGTCCGTTTGCCCCAACGTCTAAATGATATTGTTGAACAAAGTTTACGTCTTTAAAAAGAAGAAAATCTTGTTTTGTTGCGGTAGTAATCTGTAAGGAAAATGGTGCTAAATAATCTAATGGGCAACTTAAAAAAGGGTCGTTTGAAGATAAAGCAGATGTAGCGTTTTTACGAAACAACTCCAAATCCACTAATGAAAAAATTCGGTCCTCAACACCTCTTATAAAAATAGGCAAATTGGTGACAAAAGATGTTTCACTATTGTCTGTGAAATCTTGTATTGCCTGTTTTAGTTGTGCGTATGTAAATGACATGTTACCCGCTCACTATACTATTGCTATGTTTCCAACCATGCCGCCATGCACTGTACACTGATATACTAAAGAAGTGTCACTTGGCTCATGTGGGACAATGAATTGAGTTAGTCCAGTAGTGCTGTTGTAGTTATCTGTAACCCCTGTCGTAAAAGCGGAGCCTCCAGCCGCAGTTCGTATCTGCAAAGGATGACTACCAACATGAGAGGTGTTATCGATTAGATAAGTGTGGCCCTTGTAAAATGTAAAATTAGGGTTATTGCCAGCGGTTGCCCCTGGACCAGAGAATTGATAAGCAGAACCATTTGCTGATGTTGTTGTGTATTTAGTCACAGGACCAGTGGTTTCATCATTTAATCTAATCCAAACTCCACCATGAGCAAAATACAATCCACCAGTTGCGTGAACGTGAGCTATTGCTCCATGATATGTTGAAGCACTTGGCAAATCAGTCAGGGCGTTATAGTAGAAAACAATTTTATTTGCCCCAGCACTTACGTCCAATAAACCCGCAGTATTGATAATGTCTGTCAGCGTTGTCCCGTTGCCCAGCGCATTGTAGATTTCGTTGAAGTTGTCGTTTATCTTATCCGCTCCGGCACGAAGGGTGTCACCTGTACCGTCATTTGCAGCAGAGCCAATTCCTACTGTTTGTTTTGCCATTTAACCCTCGTCAAAAGTCTTTGTTGTTGAGTCAAGTTTTACATTTGTGGTATCAAAGGTAGATGCAGAAGAAGGAGGAGTACTCGTACCTGTATCTACGGTTGCAACTTCTCCTCCGCCTCGTATACCCCCAACTGTAGCCGTTTCCCCAGTGATTATAATTGTGTAGGTGTTCTCATCAACAACAGTAATTGTGTACCCCGTAGACACTTCAAGCGTTGCCTTTGTAAAACCATCAAACCCATTTACTTTTCTAAATCTCACTGAATCGGAGGTGCTTCTCCCATGAGAGGGCTCTGTCACAGTAATTACGGGAGACCCAGATGAACTACTCTGAAAACAATTGGGTCTAAGTAACTGAATTACAGAAGGTTCTGTGCGGTCAACCTTTGCCAATCTTAACCCTTGAGGGTCGGACGGGTGTCTTCTTGGATTTAGTTGTGGATGTTTTTGTTCAAATTCGTCAGGTCCTACGGCTGCCCCCGTCCATTCAATCATCATTGATGAATACGGGTATCTAAATCCAGACCTATCTGAAATAAAATAAGCTTTTTTTCCACTTGCAAAAGAAGGCATTAGTTCACCCTTAAATATTGATAGTTAGGTGAAATATTGAAAGATGATCGGTCGCGATCTTCTGCCCTAGCCCTTTCAAATTCTTCATCGTAAATTGCTTTTAAAAGCTGTATTCTATCGGGTGCACGTTTAATCGAAACGTAATAAGCAAGACCCGCCGCCAAACAAGGATAAAATCTAAACGGTAAGTCAAGCGTATTGTCTAATTGACTTGCGTCGTCCATACGAACAAGAGCGTCATAAATAATAGTGTCAGTGGCATTTTCAGGAGCATTGTATAAAAAAATCTTAGGCGTCACTTGTCTGTCTAAGAAAAATTGACTTGGCCTGCCCTGTTGAGTCTTATCGGGCAATACAAGATAATCTTGCCTGCTAATCCTATTTAATACCGTATCTGACCCGCTTCTACGACAAACTGAAGATAAAACATCTATGACATCCGCATCTAAATCGTAGGACGCAGTGCCTTGAGTGAGCGTCAAAGACCGTTGTTTTATGGTCCATTGGTTCAAACCACGATTTGCCCAATCTGCTAGAAGCAGATTGAGCGATCGTTTTGCGGTGCGAGCATCGTATCCCGTCTTAAATTCGAGCCCGCATCGCTCAAAAGCCTCTTCGATATAATCATCGACTTGAAGCTCAAAGTTTTTTGAACCGGACGTTGTCATTACTTCTTAACTCTACCGCCCATCCGCATTCTTTTTTTAGCCGCGCCGCCACCTCTCATGAAAGCAGGTTTTTTCTTTGCTTTTGCGGCTCCGCCGCGCATCATTTTTTTAGCGGCTCCGCCCTTCATCATTTTCTTTGCTTTTTTCACCATTCTTTAGTCTCCTATAAAAATTTTGACGTTGCTGGTATAAAAAATCTGCATTATAATATTGTTGAGCAATTTTATAATACCCCTTTACTCTAAGGGCATCAGAGGCTTCCTGCAACTTAGAAAGTCTCTGTAGAAACACCATACCATACGGTGTATCAACAGTCGATTCAAACTCATTGTCCAAAAGTTCATTGCCATCATCTTCCGGATGAAATCCCATTAGAAACATGTCTTTATTAATAAACACGCCTTCAGATATAGCGTGATTTAAGCCGTCTAAATACTTGTCCATTACGTCAACAGGAAGTGGGTCAAAATCTATTAATATGACTACGTCTCTACTATCGTCCCAAGTAGAAATCAGAGTATATAAGGGTTGCCAATGACTATCGTACTTAAAAGAAAAACCTACTCTGTTTTTTGCCCAGGCTGTTTTTGCATAAGGACAAGCAGGTAAATTGTTATAATATTCGTTTGGCACTTCGAGCGCATGAGCAGACCAATCTCTCATTTCAGATTTTATAGCTTCTTCAGTCGCAAAATCCATTAGATCCTCAAAATTGCACTACAGACCCGCGTGTTCTTTTTCTTCTGCCATTCATGACTGCGCCGCATCCCCTAGCAACAGCCGTGCCAGCCACTTTTTTACCCCGGAAAGGCCGTTTAACGGGGCCTCCATTTGCAAGTTTTGTGACTTTTGCTTGTTTTGTATTAGATACCACTGTCTGGCCCTTTGCTCCCGCTCTCTTCTTCTTTCGTGCTGTAGATGCTCTTTCAGTTTTTGAGAGGCTTCTAGCTTTTGAAGCTGGTAAGCAGCGGTCTGGGTTTTTCTTGTCTTTAGATGTACCGCATTTGCCCTTAATGCTTCCATCAGTTCCAATCCGAACCCAATTTTGATTTACCCATTTCTTTAACTCACCCATTTTAGGCTCTTTTTTTCTTACCTAACACTCGTTTTAAAGTTTTTGCTTGCTTTGCATGTAATTTTGAAGCTTTATTCAAACCTTTAACTACTTTACGAACTTTTTTCTTATTTGACTTTGTAAGCGTCATTTACCTTTTCTCTTTCCACCCTTAGATTTTTTAGCATAATTGGGGTCTTTACAATATTTTGAGGCGGCAAGATTTGCATATGCACTAGGATATGTATCAAAGGTACGTTTTGCCCAAGCTTTACCTTCCGGGCAGATCTTACTTCCTTTTGATTTTTTTGAAGCCGCACCTCCTTTTCGGAAGTAACTTAAACCTTTTGGCGTAGGATTGCCTTTCATTTTTTTACGACCTTTCATCGGGGGCTTGGATATTTGATTTGCGATTTGTCCACGCGATATCGTCATTTACCCTCTCCTGCAGATAAAAATCCCATAATTCAGCTAAAAGCTTATGATTTTGATCAACTTTTACTGAAATAACTGCGGTTTCTGTCTTCAATTCAACAACAGAAAAAGCAATCCAACCTATAAAAGCCAAACTTGCTCCACTTATCAATGTGCTTATGTTCAACATTTCCATCTCCGACGAGCCTGACGTAAACGACTGTTTGGATTTTTTGCAGCTTTGGGAAATTTTTTCATTTGTCCTGCACTGCGAGCACAGAAGGATTTGCGACGTTTTGCGTCTTTTGAACCCTTTTTTACTTTTCCTGTGACAGCAGTTTTTAATTTGGATCCAGGGTTAGCTCTTCTGTACGCGGCAACACCTGCCTTTGTCATCCCCGCCCCAGCTTTTGTGGGGCGGAAATTCTTTTTGTTTCGCTTCGGCATTTTATCATTACGCGAAGCCATAACTCACCTAATTAAAAAAGAAGGTCACTGCTGTGATATTGGTTAGAGTGCCGACAAAAATGTCACTTACACGAATACCTTCAGCAGGGATATTTACAGAGTGTGTGTCAGAAGCATTAAAGTCTAAATCTAAGACTGTAGCACCGCCTGAACCATCTGTAAGAGTGAGTCTTGGAGTTCCAGATGCAGTTTTTAACTGTATCTGTCGAATACGAGCAGGGCCAACACCTAGTGACCCGGTTCCAGTAATCCGTTTCGTTTTAACATCAGAGCCTGCCATAGCTTACTCTCCGTTCTTTTTTGTAGCCTTTTTGACGGCTTTTATAACCCTCTTTACAGACTTTTTGCCACCGTTGAGCTTACCCATGATAAACCCCTTATGAAACAGCGGCAGAGAATGGAGTAGCTTCAGAGCCCGTTGCTGCGCCACGAGACACAACAGAAAATACATTTGTCGCTACATCTTGTATTTCAACAACGCCCCCAAGAATACCTCCTGTGGTCGTGCCATTCAAAGTAATGGTGTCACTATCTGCGGCAGTTTCAAAAATAGACGCTGTATCCCCGCCATCATTAGCCACAATCGCTACACCAGCCATAGTGTCATTGGCGTTTGCAACCTGAACTATGTAGTTGTTTGATGTAATGGTAGTAGCCACAAAGAACTTGTAGATATTACCCGTACCGCTGGCAGCAGGAAGAGTAAGTGTCGCCCCACTCGCTACGCTTAACACCATTGTACGTCCCGCATGTGAAGCTGCGGTTAACGTGGCATCCGCAGTTATAGATACGAGAGAATTTGATCCTGAAATAAAACCGCCAGTAGAAATCACTGGACCTGAAAAAGTAGTAGACATATTGACACCCTTTGCACAAGGTTTCGCTTTGCAGTCCGTGCAATGTCAGGTGGGCATGATCCTGTCTACAAAGCTGAAGTTAAGCCCAAAATCAATATATAATAAAAAAGAGCGACTGTGAAGCCGCTCTTTCTGTTTTTAAAAAAACTGTTTTACGCTCCAGGTGTTGCAAAAACACAACGCCAATCAGAGACACCAAAGCTGTACCGCTCACGAGCTTTAAAACGTGTGTTTCCTGTGTCAAAATCGCCCTCAAGAGCAGTTTTGATAGGTGAACGATTAAACATTTTAAAGCCGTTTGGTGCATCTGTTTTGATGAAGAAGGCGTCTGTATCTGTTAGGAAGTGATTAACCACTGCCCCTTCAGGTAACATTCCCATGTTCTTCATTGCATTTGCATCATTGTCTGCTGTGCCAGAACGTAGATTTGAGTTGATAACTCGCTCTGCAATAAACTGAAGTTCTTTTGGAATTATCAGTTTTGTGCCGCGTACAGCAACTTTCAAACCACGCTCATCAGTGAACCCTGCAATATCAATCAACATTTGCTCAAGAGAGGTCTCATTGAGATCTGCTGCAGTTGACAACAAGTTACGCTGATTGCCCGACAAAGAGGGATGCGCTGCGGAACACAGTGCTGCACCGTCACCAACAGGGCTTCCTGTGCTGAACGCATTGTTCAAAATAGAAGCTGCTTTGATTTGCTTGGTTTGCGCCATAGAGCGAGCCAAAGCTTTGGTGTAACGAGACGCCAGACGATCATACAGATTATCTTCAATAGCTTCCTCAGTAATAGAGAATGCAAGAGCGATAGTCTCATGTGTATACCGTGCGGTATATGTCTCTTGTGCATCATCAAATGTGATGGCAGAGCCTTCACCTTTGACAGGTGCTGTAGAAAATCCACCAAGCATTACCTCTTCTTCGAATGCTCTATCAGAGGTCTCTTCTTCAAAAATCTCTGTGTGTTCATTTTCGTAGCGGTTATATTCCAGACCGAACAGTGCGTTCAAACCTGGCTCTAGCTCTTTAGCTAGTTGTGCGCGAGATATAGCCATTATCTATGTCCCCCTTATATGCCAGTGCTTGCCGCTGTAGTCTGAGAATCAGAGCTAGAGCATGGAGCATTATGGTGGAAGTTAAAGCGAACTATGTAATTCACACCCGCAGCGTCAAAATCAAGGTTAGCCTCGTCACCTGAAAGGCCGACTATACGCATGATTAAGGTGGCTGTGGTTGCAACTGTTGAAATGTCCATTTCAGCAGTAGAACGCCCGTTGTTTGTTGAACCAGAGGCTCCGTTTGCTAAAGAGACGTTTGCAAAGATGTTTGACAACGCTGTCGCACGATCTGTTGAACTGCCGTCCGCAGCAATCATAAACAACTGATTTGGGTTGTCAGCAACAAAAGCTTTCACAGGAAAGTTTGTGTCTACACTGACGTTGTTGGACCCAGGCCAGAAGTTCTTAAAGACAGTCTTTTTTGTAGAACTATCTACGTACTCAACGCCCATAAAGACCCCAAGAGCAGGAACTGTACCACCGTTTGCCGCACCAACAATGTCAATTACACCAGCAGCCAATGGAATCACTGGCGAATACTGGAAAATTGCATTGGTGTTGTTCGATGCGATCTCATATTGAGTCACACCAGTAGTGTTTGCACCTGAACCTGTAAGGCCAATTGGACGCAGACCAAAAGCAGTATCTTGGTTTGCCATTTTTTTTCTCCAATCAGGTCCTAGTTTTTAGGACCACCAAAGGTTACACGCGACTGACGATCGGCGTTGCCGATCCTCATAGTAGAGTGAGAATTTTCTCTCATCATATCGTGGTCCACGGCATCCATCTGATCTTTAGTCCTACCATCAAAGTAGGCTTGTCTTTCGGCTACCGTTTCTAACGGAATACGAGCGAGAACTAATCCGCCAACTCCAAACACACCAGCATATTTACCTGATTCAACGACGGGTGCCTCAAAATCTGGGTACTCATCTTGGCGGACCAGTTCGTATCCTTCGCGCAGACGAGCAGAAATATTTTTCGTATCGTCAAATCCACGAACTTCGGCCCTGACCCAACGATGTTTGTATCCATCGGGCGCAGGTGGTGCGTCTAGCATAGACGGGGGAGCCCAAGGCTTGCGCCGTGTCTCTTTCTCCCTTGTCTGACTAGCACGAGAGCTACGATCAACGCCTACGTTCTTTGTAACTTGAATTTCAGCCATCACTAGCTCCTTCCTAGTAATTCAACTTGCCTTGCGTAATCCTCAAGAGAAACTCCTAATTTTTTTGCAATAGCAACTTGAGATGGGGTCAAACTGACCTTCTTGAGTCCAGATTTATTAGCAGTCCTAGATGCAGAAGCAACCGTCTGAACGGGTCGATTACTCTGTGACTGATTTGTGTCAAACTTATGCGGAAACTCCGTCTTAATTCGTTTGTCTAATTCATTATAGTACTCATCTGAGCTGGGGTCAAACCCTTCCTGCTCGACTAATTGCCTATGAATGCCAAAAGCCGCATAAGTCATGGTATTGTCTGCGCCAAACCATTCGTTTCTGTTCGCCCACTCCTCTGCTTTTGGATCCGCAGGTCTAGGTGCGGCTTGTTGTTGTTGCACGGGCTGTTCTTGAACAGGCTGTTCTTGGCGGCGTTTTTGTACCGCTTGAGCATTTTCAGCCTTGTCGGCAGAAACGGCAAGCTTTGCTAACTTTTCTTGCGCTTCTACTGCAGCGGCACTGTCCCCGACAGACAATGCCTGGCTCAAATCATTTTTAACTTGCGCTATTTCTGCGTCAACTCTATTAGAAAATTCTCTAACAAACCCTTGGTCCAGATTTTGCAATCTCGCCTTTGTTTCTTCTAATTCTTTTTTCACTCCTTGAGCATATTGGAGTGCATCTTGTTCGCGACGCTCAGCTTCTCTGCGAAGTTTTGTCAAACGATCAATGCGTTTTTTAGAATCTGATGCAGGTTTTTCTTGTGGCTCCTCTGAAGCCGCCTGCTCTACAACCTCAACAGCTTCTTCTGAAGGCGAAGCATCTACTTCTACCTCAACAGCTTCTTCTCTTGGCTCGACAGCCAAAGCTTCTTCTGATTTTTTATTTTCTTGGTTTTCCATAATGTTCCTCAACCGTGTAAAATGTCTTCAGGGTCAGATATCTTAGCAAGGATTTCATCATCGTTAAGTATCCGAACCTCACCACCTTCAATCTTAAAGCGAGAACCCGCATATCTTGCAAAAATAACCCAATCTCCTTTGTTGCACCAAGTGCCCAAAGGAAATTTGTCTTTATCTTCGTAAGCAAGAGGACCTACTTTAAGGACGTAACCCACTTGAGTGGATATTTCTTGATTTGCCAGTATCTGATCTGGAAGCAAAATGCCCCCTTCAGTTTTACCTTTACCCTTGTAAGGGAGAACCAATATACGCCAGCCTGTAGGCTCTGGCATTCTGTCCAATAGCGATTTATCAATTTTTGAAGGGTCGAGTACACGTTCTGAGGGATGTACCCAGGGAGAAGACGAGGCGTCTTCATTTGTAGTTTTGACTGCATCAGTCATCTATTAGCTCCTGTTTCTCTAGCAGGCTCTTGAGTTCCTGTTCAACATATTGCAGACCGTCAATGTTCCCCATTAACTGCCTGTAGTGTTCCATATCTTTAACTTCATTATTAACCAAAACATCTACAATGTTTTCTTTGCGGTCTCTAATAAGCTTAAGTATGAATTGTGCGAGAGTTATCTCATCCATATAAGATATTTACTATTTTTTCCTAAACTTGTCTACTCCTTTAATCCCTAAAGCTGCGGATATTGTAAGAAAAACTAGATACGTATACCACTCCGGTAATTCGTTCAAACGGTCAAAGCCGTTCTTGACTATATCTTCCATTCCTGGAATGAAAACTAATATCAATGGAATGAGTATAATGACGGTGACTATTTCATCCTTGATGGACGATTTTGTAGACTCAGCCATAATTAACTCCCACTTACTATCGTGGGTAGCCGCCGTTTTCATTATTTCAGCTTTTGCCTCTGCCTCAGTCTGTGCAAGAGTTGCCTTCGCCTTTTGCTTGGAAACTTGCCCCTCAACAAATGAGCCTGCCAACGATGCGATAGGTCCAATAAGAGCTTGAAACATGGGTTACTCCTCAATAAAATCTAAAATTTCTCCGTTTAAAACCATCACTTTTAATTCTTTACAGGACCACTTTTGCTCAAAATTATTGGTATGCCCCACATTACGTTTAATTTTACGCCTTATTGCCAAACATTCGCCAAGCGATTTATACGGCGTATACTCAACTTTTTCGCCGCCCATAACCAATAATAAAACAAAGGTAAGCTCAACCACCGTTTCGCATCTTTTCTAAATTTTCTTCTATTGTTGTTATTCTTTTTTCGTAAAACTCCAACGTCAATTTCTGTTGTTGATCATAGGGAGCTTTGCCGTCTTCTATTTGAGATTGAAGCTTTTCAAATTCTAAAGCAAGGTGTTCAATTAACATGAACTGTTCGCTATCTGCAGGAAGGCTCCCCATTTCCCCTCTAGGCCATTTAATTCTGAACTCTGTGTTATGTTGTACGTCAGATTCCATCATTGTGATATTGGTTTCAATCTGATTTAAGCGTTCAATAATGCCGAAGTAAGCCCACGTTGCTAGACTAGCTGCTGCAACCATAGACACAATATTACGTAAGGGTAATGCTACCTCTGTATTTTCATTTAACCTTGCTGGCATTTACTTCTCTGAGTTCAGCCATACCGCCAGACTGCCTGTCATGGCACCCGTGACAACTGAAATTAGTGAAGCCTGTTGAGTTGTTAAATCCGGCTGTGAAAGTGCCCATTCAATGCAGCGTATGTAAACACCTGTCATACACAGCATCATGAACCGTGGCAGTATCTTTAACTCTAACAGCTTTCTTGCTACATCTTCTGCGCTCATTAATCAAACATCCCTTTTAACCATGCTACCCAAGCAACAAGCCCTGCTACCATTGAAGCAACCAATAGACCCGCTGCCCCTAAACCAATTACTTCTGAGAGCTCTGCTCTTCTGCGTCTAGCCAACTCCTCTCGCACTCTGCGTTCTTTTCTAGCGTTTGCTTGAAACTTTTGCCAATCATGCCAAAGCCCCGGCCTTCCTGTGTATATCATTATTTGCTTTAGTTGTTCTTCTTTTTGACGAATACTTTCTAAGGCCATAAACTCTTCAAGATCAGACGAACGAACTCCCGACTTCTTTTTCTTATTACCTTTTCGCTGCAGCTCCTCTTTGGCTATGACAAAATCTGAAATAGCTCTTCCTGCTTTGGCAATATCTCCAGTGTTCTGGACAGCCTTCTTGATAATTGTAAAAGCCGCATTTGCAGCCGCCAGTTCCGCTAAAATTTTCGCCTCTTATCTTACTTGCAGCTATGGTAGCTGCCGCCCTTAATTGCTGCGCCCATGCCGCGAACTTTTGAGATACCCATAGCGGTCGGTACAGATACTTCTTTTGCTTCGCCATATGGCACACGACCTTGCCCCTCAATCTCCGCAAAAGGTTTAGCTTTTGGTGACTCTGTTGGGGTGTTTGTCACTATCTTTACTACACTCATTGTACGCTCCTATCTTTCATGCGTTCTCTTTCTAAAGCAGCCTGTATTCTAGCGGCTGTCTGCTCTTCTTGACTTCTAATACGCTCATCAAACTGACGAGATTTATCCATCATTTGAGCTTGTTTCAGGTTGAGCTCCCGCTCTTCCCGTTCCTTGTCATTCTGCTCTGCCAATGCGTCAAGCTGCAATTCCTGTTGCTTCAACGCTACTACAGGATCTGGTTGAGCGTTACCAGATAGCTGGCGACCCATGTCCTGTACGGCTTTCATCCCCTCAGCCATATACACTGCAGCCAAAGCATCAATCTCCATCTTAACTTCAGGAGGTATTTGCTGCTGTCCTTCCATGCCAGACTCACGCATGGCTCTTTCTACCGCATCTATCTGGACATGTTGGAAAACGTGCTTCTGAAGGTTCATGGCAACCATTGGGTTCGCCCCTACAAGCGGTGAACCGCTCATAACAAGGTGCGCCATAATGTGCGCCTCATGATTCTGCCCAGGAAATGCCTGCATCTTCTTTCCATCAAGTGCTTCTTGGTTTTCTTGGGCCGGGTCCTTCGGTGTAGGCTGCTGTGCCTCTTCATTCATCAAATACTTATCAATATCCCGTACACCCAAGGCTTCGTACATGTCCCGATAGACCTCATACATGTTGTGTATCTGTGGGGCCTGGGACGCAAGCTGCATTTTGGTTTGTGCAAGAGCAATCCGTTGTGCTTGAGAGAATACATTGGGGTTGGAAACAGGTATTACGTCTATTCGGTCATCAAAATCCTGCGCCTTTACTGCAGAATCTACGCCTTCAATAGAGTATGGGTAAACAGGCGGCAGACTCTCTGCCATAACCCTTGAAAGCAACTTAAATTCAAGCTTCATCGCGTAATGAAGGCGTTTATGGACCGCGCTCATCACACGAGAGCCCTGCTCCATCATTGCGATTGTAGTCCCTACAGCAGCCTGTTGGTTGCCATCCCCTACCTTGAGGTCTGTTATGGTCGCGAATCGCCTGCCTGCGTCAACTACAAAGCCTAGAAGGTTAAATAATGTGCCGTCAGGGCCTTTAAACGGCAGGGGCATCAGACTATCCCGAATTGCACCCCCAGGAGCGTCTACATCCCTAAATTCACCCGGCTGCAAAGGCTCATCATCGTCTCTTATCCGTAGGCCACGAGCTTTGAAGCCTGCGGGCAGGTTAGAAAGCGTCCCTGCATCTATCAATTGCCGTAAAGCTGCAGTCGCTGTCCTTGAAAGACCGCCAATAGTGTGAATAAGCCCCAATCCATAGAAACCAAAGCCTGGAAGGAACTTATAATGCACAAAATACTGGATTTTCTCCATATTTGGGTCATTTTCGCGGTAGTTTCTGCGAATGGACAGTACCTGACCGTTGTCCTGAGAGATAGTTACGATGTATGGCAGCTTGATTCCTGTTGGTTCGCCGTCCTGACCCTTGTCTTCATACCCCTCAAGGTCCAAATCGACGTGACATTCCAGCAAGGTGCAGTCATAGTCCACAGATGACGGTTCAATTCCGGTAATACGATCGAGTTCAGAGCCCAAATCGTCATCCACCGCCTGTTGCGGCAACACAGGTATGTCCCTGTAAAAGCCCCCAATCTGCTTTTTACGCAATTCGTTCAAGCTCATACGCACGACATGCGTGATATTGGGGCAAGTTTCTAAATCAGCGGTTTCATAAGGCACTACTAGATGCTCTGCAGCTATAAATTTGCTTACAGCTCTGTCGATACCCTCGTCATAGTAGACTTTCTTAAAGGTACTCCCCGCTAAAGGTAAGTAAAACAGCATTTGGTCAAACTCAGGGGTGTACTCCTCCATCACATTCGTGATGTAAAAGTTCATAAAGTCCTTTACACGCTGAGCTTGGTCAGACTTTGCTGCGTCTGCTGACCCGACAATAGCAGTACGCACGGGTCCACCCGCTGGCAGCAGCTCATTGAACGCCTGAGCTTGGAACTGCACCGCCGCTTCAGCCAGCAACGGATGCGTGACGCCTGACGCACCTCTGAAAGGCTCCGATCTTTCTGAATAATTGAATCCCAATAATTCCAAACCGTTTGCATAAGCATCTTCCCATTCCTGTCTGCTAGCTTTGTTAGCGTCAAAGTCACTTGTAAGCTCACTTGCAACCGCCCCAAGCGTTCTGTCGTCCAAATCCTCTGCTAAATTGGCGTAAAAACCATTGTCAGGCATGTCTGTAGACGGTTCAAAATCTACAATGGCCCCACCATCCTCCGATATTTGTATGTCAAACTCACTTTCAATAGGCATTTCAAGACTGCCAGGGGCTTCAATCTCCACCTCTGCCATCAACTCTTCTTGATCTATCTGTGGATTTTGATTCTCTACCAAAGAAATAGGGGGTCTAACCATTTACAACCTCACATCCGCAACGCGGGCTCATACCCTTTATAAAGACAGGTGTTCCCTCGCCCATGTATGCGCCTGTCACATTAAAATCCATGAACTCTATCGCCTCTGTCAAAGACATGCCGTCTCGTTTCCGCAATATATCCACACATTTATCCCAATCGTAAGCAATCATCACGGGAAGTCCACATCTTTCAGCAGATCCAATGATGGCCTCATCAAACCCGTCCGCTTTCAACATGACTACTTCTTCGTCAAACTCTTCTTCTATCATAGCATATCCCTCCATTATTGCATATGTTTGATAAATTCTGCGATACCAGCCTTAACTGGGCCGCCTTTTGCCATTCCTATTTGAGGCCCCGCATATTTAAATATGTTAGTAAAAACATCTTCAATATCCATTTCGCCTCGTTTCACCTTCCTAATATTTTTGCTTAATTCCCTTTCAGAAGTCTTTTTTGTGTGTCGCCTATTTAAAAGAGCTTGAGACGGACCCGCACCTTCTGTCGCTTTTAGAGGAATATTTCTTTCTCTTAAAACATCTAAAGCAAGCAAAGGATGGTCCTCTGCAGTTGCAGGAGGGGCAAACATGTCAGAATCTTCATATAAATCAAATAATTTACCTTTTGTTTCAGGGTTTCCCAGTAAATTAAAATACACATTACTTGAACGATTTGGGTCCGCACCTTCTTTTTGAGAACGGCCCGCAGCATAAAGAAGAGCTGCATACCCCTCTATTCCAAATTCTTCAATTAGTTTCTCTGGGGAGGCATTATCAAGTAATAAATTAGCTTGAAAATTACTCTCTACGGCTTCTGCAAACTCATTAGCACGAGATTCTACTTCTCCCCCCTTCTGCATAAAAGGAATAAACTTGGCTATTCCTGCTTTTACATGACCGCCTTTTGCAAACTCCTGTGGCTGGTTCGTGGGCCGCGTTTCGGTCAACGCCGCCCCTGTACCAATGCCCACGGTCCCCGCAAAACCGTATTTCTTTAAAATATCTAAAGTAGCCGCATCAAAAACAACGTAATTATAATCGTCTGCTCCGGGGTCTAACCTATCGTACCGCGTACCACGGGTTGAATACTTCGTTCCTTTTATGCCGTTATTGTTCAATAAAATAGAAATACGCGGGTCATCTAAACTAGAACCACCATAGAATTTGGCAATGGACAACAGAACTCCCTGACCGTCAGCCCGCCCCCGTTCGACCTCCTTAATCAACTTCTCATCGCCAATCTTACGAGCGATTGCTGAAACCTTTTCACGAACAGCAGGGTGCTGGTCCTCCATTGAGCGATAGAAATCAATCATTTCGGTACGCGGATCAATGTCCATAGCTACTTGCATAAGCGTACCGTCAGAAGGTCCAAGACCTATAACCTCAAAACCATCTCGCTCCACACCCGTCTTCTCATCAACGTGAACTGCGTTTTTCAAACGTAAAGTTTTACCGTCATCGAAAGCGTAGTCTGTAAAGCCCCCGGTTAAATTTGTATTTACATTGTCCTCGCCAATGCCATAAACCAATTCATCGAGCAAATTTGAGAACTCTTCGTTATCTTCAACAAAAAGCTTTGGTCTTCCTGTGTCAGGGTCTGTCACACGATCTGTGTTAAACCGTCCAACAACCATGTTCAAATCGTCTTCATCTGCAAAAGGGTCTAACTCTTTGCGAAAACCTACGTTGCGTTTGTATGTTTCGCCCACCTGACGAAGATCCGAAAGATAAATACCATGACCAAACATGTTTGCTCCTTCACCTGTCTTTACATAGTGAAGATCAAACTTATCAAAATCAGTTCCTGCCCCGTGCCAAGTCTCAACTTTACGGCGACGAGCGGCTTCATTTATTTTTGGAACCATGCCCTGAATGCCGCCTTTACCTGTTGGGTACTGAACTCCCATAGGGCCGACTTCTTTAATTACGTCCTGCATGTCAAAGCCGCCTGGAGCAAACACTTCGATAGGAGCGGTCGCAGCTCTCATTTTGAGCTCATATAGTCGGCCATCTATTCTCTCTAATGCAGCAGGAGAAGTAGCCTTTCGTCGCGAACTTTCCAATTCACGAATTTCCGCAAACAGCTTCTCCCTTTCCTCAGAGCTTCGAGCAACCTTTTCCCCAATTATTCTTAAATAATTTCTATAAGAGTCTTCAGTAATGCCCAAAGCTTTCATTACTTTTTGTTGTTTTTGTATCGCGCCTTGATATCTATTAGCCATTATTTCTTTAGCGCGAGCCAAAACTTCTTCACGCATAGCGAGATTATTAGGATCTAATTTAGCCCCTTGGTACATGGGACCTGGATAAACCATCGCACGAGAACGCATGTTATTGGGCATATTATTTTGCGAAAGAATATCATCACGAGCCATGTTTAAAGCTTGATAAATTCTACCATTTTCGCTTTGGGGGTTTGCCTGCGATAAGTTGCCCATACTGTAGGTTCCTTGATCAAGGCCAATTCTTAGGTTCCGGTCAACTTCATCTAGGCGTTTTACAAACTCATCAGAAACTTTTTGATAATCAGTCAGAGTAAAAGCCATGCCCCCTTGAGGTAAGCCCTCTACGTCTTGCAATAAATGCTGTAACTCGTGGATCATAATGCTTCTAAATTGATCTGGGTCACTAGAATCAAGCTGATCTGCTCTTATTGTAATGCGGTTATCATACGAACTATAATGACCTAATTCGCCATTTGGGGTCGTTTCAGAAATACGAAGTTGATATTGATTGATGAAATCCCCATACGCCTGCATAATAGGGTGGTCAGAAGGCAAATGCTCTGACAAAGGACTGTCAAAGAATTTTCCAAAGCCAGGTTCTGTCGGAAGGCTTATGTTATTGTCTAAATAAGAAATAACATTCCCCCCATCCAAAGATTCATAATTAAAAAAGTCGTACATGTCATGGACAATGCTTTCCGTTGGGGCGTCTGTCCCAAAATTAATATCGG